TTATGAAGATTAACAATCATATTACAATCGTCATTATCAATTTTAATCTTATAAACAGATTTTCCCAAATACCATTCAAAAACCTTTCTTAATCCATCTTTTCTATTTAAAGTCGCTGATAATCCTAAAGTAACGCGAATATTCATTTTTCTAAATGCTTTTGAAAATACTTCAGATGCAATATGATGACATTCGTCAATAATAACCAATCCAAATTCATTAAAAATCTTATTGTCATAATCTCGCAATGCCAATGATTGCAAAGTTGCAATAACAATATCTTTATCATCAACATCAACTTTACTCTGCTTAATCTTTCCAATTCTCGCAGAAGGAACAAATAATTTAATACTATTAATAAATTGTTCATTCAAGAAATCTTTGTGAGAAATGAATAATGTTTTCTTTTTAAAATAACAGGCAACATAAATTGCCATAATTGTCTTTCCAAATCCGCAAGGAACGCTTATAATTCCTCCAAGCTTCTTTTTATTAATAACACTATCGATATAAGCGTCAATTGGAGCTTGTTGAATATCTCTTAGCTTACCATTAAAAATGAGGTTGGGACAATCTACGCCAAAACTGAGATTATCTTTTAATGGAAATCCAAATTTTTCAATTCCATAACATTTAGGAACATATAATTTTGTATCACTTTCAAGATAAATAGGATATTCCTTAACAGCTGCAGCAAAAGAATTATTAAAAGATTTTGGAGAAATTAAAAGTTCTGCTTTAATCTTATCAATCGTTTCTTTATTGTCTTCTGTTTTATGGATGGCATATCCTCGATTTGTCAGTGAAGTTACAATACTCATATTTTTTCAACATAATTCATTATTAATTTATTTTTTATATGTAATTTATAAATAGATGTTAAAAGATATAATAAGAGGATTATTAGTTGTAATTTTAATTTTTGTGATTTTAGTTGATTTTGATTTACCCATAATTATAAGCACCCCAATTAATCAATTATTCATTGCACTTGTTATATTATTTTTAATTTTAACAGTGGATGAGATTATAGGATTTTTAACTGGATTAATATTTTTAATTATCTATTTTAAATATTATCAACGCAAATTAATTAAACAACCATCAAAAGCAGCAGAACAAAAAACCGAAGCTTTTTCATCTCCAATGGGACTTTCATTTGACACCATTTCACATTTTACATCTTCCCCAGCTCCATATACTACCGCTCAACCTGAACAATCAACCATGGATTCAATATTTAAATTTTTTTCTGGAGATACTAAACCAAAAGAATATTCAATATTACCCGAAATTCCGGATCATTATGTTGAAGAAAATAAAAATGATAATAGCAAACTCGTTCCATATATTTCAAACGATTTATTAAAGGCAGCTCAAACCAATGTTTATGATGAAAAAAGTTATAATACTGAAATTAAACAAGATAAAAATGCTTATGGTATTCAGGGATTAAATTCCGACAATACTCATTTCGAAGCTTTTGACAATTCTTGCAGCAAAAGTTATACGCATTTATAAAAGATGAGTAAATATAAAACTATAAATATTAATATCAATTTAATAAAATAATTATAATTATCTAAAAGTAATGATATATTTTCAGGAACTTTGCTTAAGATAGTTGAATAAATATAAGGGTTCGTAACTAATGCCACAATTATGCAAATAATAAAAACCTTAACTACAATTTCATTATCAATATAAAAATCTTGTTTCTTTGATACTTTTGCTTGTTGTGGTGGAGGTTGTTGAAATTGTTGCGGATCTTGTTGTAGTTGTTGCTGAGGTTGTTGAGGTTGTTGTTGAGGTTGTTGTTGAGGTTGTTGCTGATCATAATTAATTTGATAATTATTGCCAGAAGTCATTGCAAGTTCTTTTTCAAATTCGCTTAATACATCTCGAACTATCGGATCATCATTCATATCATCAGTCATTGCCGCCCCGCCATTTTGTTTTGCTGGTATTTTATCAATAGAAGTGATCATAATATTATTACTCGGTTTGCCGATTGTTGCCATCTGCTTTTATATTATTATAATTTATATATATAATAATCATTCTTACGCAAATATTTTATCCATCATTGAAGGAAGCTGAATTTGATTAGATGGTTTATAAGTTCCGTCGTTGTTATAAAGAGCGTCTTTATTACATTTTGCCGCAACTTTTTTATAGCGATAACAAGTATCATTTAATTTGAAAATATTATTTTGAATTTCTTCATCATTTGGTGCAACATAAAGAGTACAATTATCTTTACAAACACGATTAAATAATAATGCTAAAGATAGACCAAACAAAGCACTAATAAACATTTGCCCATACTCATTATAAAATAAACGATCAATTATATATTGGGTTTTCATATCTAATTTAAAGTTACATTATTTATATAATAGGTTGTTCAATTGCATTTTTAGAACATTCAACTTCCTCCATTTCATATTTATAACACATCTCAGAATTCGGATTTCTATAAACAATTTTATTTGCATTGTAAGGAGTTGGATATTTGATAATTACAACTGGTTTAGGGGCTGAAATATAAACATATAAAATACCAAAAGAAAAAGCAATTATAAACGCAAAAATATTAAATCTAAAAGATTTCATTAATTATTCTAATTTATATAATTAAATAAATTAGAATTAATGATTAATTATATATTTGGTAAACTTAAAGAAATATTCATTCCAATTATAGGAGTTTTAATATTTGTATTAATTGTTGCTGCAATTTATTCAGCTATCTTCAAAATTTCTTATGCTCGGATTATTGCAACTATATTTATTCCAATGATAGCTCTAATTTTAAGTTTATTTGAGATACTGTGGATGATACTAAAATTGCCATATTATGTTTATTTATTTTTAGAACTTGTATTTAATAAAATTGCAGAAATATTTTACATGATCATAAACATTCTCAATTATATTTTAGGATTTGTATATTTTACATCAGAAGAAGATTTATTTTAATGTAAATATATCCTCAACGTCTTCTAATTCCGGTTTTTTATGTGATATATATTCATATAAATCTTTTGGTTTATTATTTTTCTTCCATTTATTATATAATAATTGATTTTCATTCATATATTTATCATATATTTTCTTGTTTCTTATTCTTTTGTTTTCATATAAATTCATATATTTCGTTTTCATTTCCATTTCTAATTTCTTTTTATTTTCAATTTCTTTCTTATAATTTCCAATAGAACTCATCAATTTTATCTTATTTAAATCTGTCTTTGAATTAATATTGTTTATTAATAAATATCCAATTTCGAGAATTGACATTATTTTATATCAAGCACTATTACTAATTTATATTTTTTTTATAATCATATACATTTGGTTGGGTTTGTTCAAACATCCCTTTATAAAAATCAGACAATGATTGTTCATCTGTCATAACTTCCTCATATTGAGAAATTGGCAAATATTTTATTATTGTTGTTGGTTCTGCCTGTTTAATATACTTATTTTCATAATAATTTTTAATTATCAACAATGACCCTATAAATAACATGAATAATGCAATAGATTTCATTTTTATTAAATGAAAATATAAAAATAAAGAAAATTATTTAATCGCTTGGAGTTCTTTCAATTGTGGCTTCTGGAGTGGCTTCTTCTGGAGTGGCTTCTGGGGCAACTTCTTCAGGGGTCTCCTCTTGAACTGTCTTATTTGCCATCCATGGGTCCGGTTGATTTGCAAGATCATCTGCAACATTATTAACCTTAGCTTTAGCAATCATGTCAGTCTTTCGTTGTTCGAAAACTTCATCTTTACTCTCCATATTTTGCTTATACTGTTTCATTAGAGTGTTTAGTTGAGTTTCTGAAAACTCTTGTTCATTTAGATCATTGGGATTTGGTGACCATGGACACCAGCAACCAACCTGACAGATATAAATATCAAACTTATTATCATGTCTCTTAATAAATTCACTGCGGCTCTTGGCTTCATCAACAGTGTCAAAAACACCGCGAATTTTAATTCCTCGCATAGATGTTCTGAAATTATTTTCTTTATGGAAATCGGTTTCAATTTCGCCACTATTAGTATTCTTGAAAAACTTATATTGTTCATCAAGCTCTTTTGCATCAAAGATATAGGCATGATTTGTTCTAATGGTATTTACTAGATCAGCGGAATCAGGATATTTATTTTGAAGTCCATCAAGAAGAGTTGTCATATCTTTTCCAAATCGATCAAGAAATCGTGAGAAATAATAAACCTCTTTTTCTTTTAGAACATCTTCTGGACTTAGAAAAGAAACTAGGCAATAATTTTGACCCTTAATTGGCTTGTCTTCATCAAGATAATCTCGTTCCTTAGTAGTAACTAATACATCTTCCATTTTTATTTATATATAATAAAATAAAAATTTTCTTATATAATTTTATTTTTAATAAAAATAAAAAATGTTATTATTATAATAGTATGAATCAGCCAACTTATAGTTTCGATATTTGGGAGGCAATTATGCGTTTATTAAAATACGCTATAGAAGCCATGGTTGTTGCTTTAGCTGCGTATATTTTACCTGAACATAAATTACGCTTCAGTGAAATATGGATGATTGCCTTAACCGCCGCTTGTTTATTCTCCATCTTCGACATCGTTTCACCTTCCATAGCTGCTGGAACTCGTCAAGGTGTTGGACTTGGTGCCGGTTTCCGTCTAATTGGCTTCGGTGTTTAGAGGGATGGAATAATTTTATAATTCAATTCTTCACATATTTTTTTCCATATTTGGTCTTGAATGTATAATTTTTCTCTGCTTTTTAATAGAGGAAAAAATTTCAAATATTCATTCAGTCCTAATATTTGAAAGAATTTGTATAAAACATAACTATAAGATAGGAAATTTTTGCGATCTTTTGGACAATGTTTTAAAAAGGGTCCTTGAATATCTCTAAACATCGAACACAATTTTTCTTCTAATTCTGCTGAAAATTGTGGAGTAGGAATTCCATTAATTCGATTAATAATATAATTGATATGTTCATAATATTTATTAATTCTCAATCTTTTCAATATTTCCCTCATCTTTGAATATGTTATTTTTTTCGTATCCATAATTTTCTCTTTTTTAATTTCATTCAAAATCTTTTCAAATACATCATTGGGAATATCCGTGCTCTCTTTTCCTTGCACTTGATTGCACCATTCCCTAAAATGATTAATCCTTTTATAACTGAAATGAGATGTATCCTTATTATTCTGTTTTAATATTGGTCTATTCTGTTCTACTAATAACAATTCCTGATATCCGCAATTACTACAAATCATAATTGCATCTTGCTGCAAACAAATTAAAGGAATATTACATTTCATACAAATCTCTGTGTTATCATTATTCGTTTTTTTAATATGATATTTATTTGTAATAGATAAATATTGATCAACTAAATCGCTTTTTTCAACTGTTTTCAAATCGTCCTCTTCAATTTTATTTTCTTCTTTATTAACATTGAATGAATCTAAAATTGATTTTGTCTTATACTTATTAGAAGAAATGAGTGATTGTTTTTCTATCATCTCATAATAATTAAATAATATTGAACTTGTATTTTCATAATATTCGATTTCATCAAAATAATTAATATTAGTAATCTCATTTTGAATGTTTTTCAATTCTTCCCTTATTTGAATATTACTGTTCCACAAATTGGAATATAATTGATCATTTTTAATATTATTATTATAATATTTTATAATTTCATCATTTATATTTTTATAATTTATTTCTAATTTATTTATTTTGTCTATATAATTTTGATCATCAATTATTTTCTGATTATAGTTACTAATTATTTTATTATGCATGGCATCCAATGTTGATAAATCACGTGTTATATCAACATTCTGAAATCGTTTTTTAGATGTTTTGTCTTTAAACATATATAATAAAAAATGCGGATATGCTTTTATATATCTTATTCAATATATTTTTTTCTCCTATTATAGTATAAAGAATATAGCATAAATGGGTGGTGGTCTTCTTCAACTTGTTGCTTATGGTGC